AAAGCATCCTGAGCATCATTTTTATCCTGCAATGCTGTTGTTACTAAAGTGCTTTGATTATCTACTGCTAATTGAGCTGCATTCTTTTCTTCTAATGCTGTTGCTTCTACTGCTACCGCCGTATCATACGCATCAAATGCATTATCTCTAGCTTCTTTTGCGGAAACTGCATTATCATATTTATCTTCTGCAATATCTATTAAGGATATAAAATCATCTTGATAGCTTAAGTCTGATACGCTATTATTTAATTCCTGTATTTCTTGAGCGGCTAGGCTTAGTGGGTCATCGCTATAAGAAGCGGGTGTTAAAAATAGCCAACCAAACCCTAAAATGGCGGCTAATGACAATCTCCATGCTTTAGTCCTAGTCAACTATAACTCCTACATAACAAATTTTGTTACATAGTAATTATAGCATGATGGTATGTTTAATTAGATCTGATGTAACTTCCAGAAATGTGGAAGTCGTCTTCTATTGCTAAATTAAATGGAACAGAGTGCGTAAATGCTTCTTCGTTACCATTAGATACAGTTGTTAAAAGATACATCATGTTTGAACCTTCAGAAACATGTCCTGAAATTGAATATTTTTTATTGGTTGATGCATCAAGCAAGTTGCCATTTCTAAAATATGCATCATATTTACTGTTAAATGGTATCTTCATATAGTATTGTCCAGTGCCAAAAGATGTTATGTTGTCAAAATCAACGTTTATTCTAAAATGAACTAATTCTCCTGAAAGTACGTATGAAGCTGAAAAAAGAGGTGTACCGTTAAAAGTAGGCTGTGTTCCATTAGCGGTGCCACCCTGCACATCATAAACTGTTTCTTTAAGAGCGTTATCTAAGTAACCCTTTATATCAGTTGTAAATATAAATGGCATTATCTCTCCAGAATTAATACTGCGACAGTTGATGAGCCGACAGCATATAACTTATCGTTTGGGCCAAGATCTGCGCTCCACATTTGTCCTGGAGCAAGTCTAATTCCATAAGACGAAGTGGTTACTGATTGATTTCCAATATACAATGGAGCAGACAAATCTGTATTTTGTATAGATATAGTGTTTGGATTATCTACTACATCGTCTATAGTAAGCTCTTGGGCTGTACCAGTTAAAGTTAAATTTCTTGTTCTAAGCATATAGCAATTATAGCATATACATATTAGCGCTATCCATTGCCTATCTCCGATATCCTAGCCTTTGAAAATTTAAGCATAGAGCTTCTAATTGGTGCATATCCAAGATCTTCTGCTTTTTTATTGCAGTTATCAATCATAAAGCTAAAGAATTTTTTAACTGAATTGTTTTTAGAATTTTTTTCTTTACTGGCAATTCCATAGGTAAATGTTGATATGTTATAAGATAGCTTATTTTTGTTTTTATAATTTATCTTAACTATTCCACTTTTTTCTGTAGTAAAATCATTAAGAAATACTGATGCCGCTGATATCGTTGGCTGCATAAATCTGCCAGCTTCATTCTCAACAGATACTGCTTTTAGTCCTCTTGCATAAGAGACTTCATTATATCCAATAGACCCATTTGTGCTTCCTTGCACCATAGCAACTCCATGTGATCCAGAAGCTGAATTCATGTAGACACCCTTTGTTATATCTCCAGGGAAAGCTGACGCAAAATTTTTGTTTCCTGGCTTTGGCCATATATCTGGGGCAACAGCATTTAGGTATGAAGTAAACACCTCTGATGTTCCAGAACCATCTATACGATACACAACTCTGATCTTTGTTGCTGGAATCTTAGGCAATTTTGTTCCTATTAAATTTTCTTTTAGTATTTGTGGATCATTCCACATTGTTATTTGACCCGCAAAAACTTTAGATAAGGTATCCTTGCTCATTTTAATTGTAACTTTATATCCGTCCAGTCTGTATATTATTGCTATCGGACCAGCTACGATTGGAACATACACAAAATCTTTTGATGGTTTAATCTCTGATGCAGAATATGGCACATCTGACATAGCAAAATCTGCAACCTTATTTGTAAACATATTTTTACCCGCTCCTGAACCAAGAGGGCTGTAAGCAACCGTACCTTCTCCTAATTTAGCAAATTCAACCCTGCATCTATCTATGAAGTTAGCAGCGAAAGATGATCCAGATCCTTGAATATTATCTGCATGTGAACTGGTAATAAAAAAAGCATTAGCAGATAATGCTAATGCAATTGAAAATGTAATTAATTTATATCTCATAGTATAAGTATACGATAATTATATTTGGGGATTTGATTAATACGGTTAACTAAAAATTAAATCTAAACAAACTTTTTACTTAGGATTATCGGTCTTATAGAATCCAGTACCTTTAAACTGAATACCAAAAGGGCTGAAGTGTCTTGTCATTTTTCCTTCGCATTGAGCACATGAGTAGCCTGGATCTGATTCTGAAATTGAGCGGGTAACAGCAAGAATAGGATGAGCATCATCCTTAGTACACTTATACTCATATACTGGCATTTATTCTCCTAATTTAAATGAGCAGTTTTTTACAGTCATGCTCAGGACTATACCAGTTATTTAGTGTCGCTGTCTCCCCCGACAATATTGGACAAGGATGCCCAATATGCAATTATACTATTATTTAATTTTTATTGTTTTTGGTTTCTTTTCTTCTGGCACAATTCGATTAACACTGATATGCAACATACCATCTTCAATCTTTGCACCAGTTACTTCCATATATTCACCCAAAGCAAATGTTCGTGTAAATTTACGTGAAGCAATTCCTTTGTGTAAATACTCTCCATCAGCAACCTCTGTAATTTCACCTTTAACAATAAGTGTGCCGTTATCTACGGACACATTTACGTCATCCTTTGTGAATCCAGCTACTGCGATTGATACTTGAAAAGTATCCTCGTCAAGCTTCAATACATCATATGGTGGATAAGTCTGTCTAGATGCAGTTTGATGAACATTAGCCATTCTTTCCAAATCACGATTAAAGCCAATAAAAAATGGATCTCTAAAAAGATCCATTGCAAATTGTGTTACCACTTTATTCCTCCTTCAAGCGAATAATTTAATATAGGCCCCATTTGGCGACCTATATCTATTATACCAAAAACTAAATATGTTTTCTAGTCCTGATTTCTGAAATCTCTATGAGGTCTATATTACAATGTTTAGGCATTTCAGACACCCAAATTATAGTATCAACTATATCTTCTACATTTAAATGAGACATGTTTGGGTTATCCTCTCTTGTATTAATACTAGCTGGTCTAATTTCAGTGACTTTAATATTCATTGGAGACATCTCAATTCTAAAAATCTCAGAAAGATAGGATACCCCATGCTTAGATACACAGTACGTAACATCCCCAGGGTATGGGTACTTGGCTGCAAATGAAGATATAAATACCACCGTTGGATTATCAGATTTTTTTAAATTATTTTTAAATAGCTTTGTTAAATATGAGGGTCCACCAATATTTAATGATGTTGAGTATGAGAACGAGTCAAATAAATTTTCCCCATCTTTTTCATAAAAACTTCCTCCTGCTGCATTATTTACTAATAAATCTAACTGAATATCCTTATACTTACTGTACAGTTTATCTATAGAACCCTTGTCAGATAGATCAAGATGCTCTATATCTACATTGACTCCCCACCCAAAATTTTCTTTATTCAATATCAAAAAGTTTGGATCTCTTGAAGTAGCAATAACATGATAGCCCAAAGACGATAGTCTTGTCACTAACCCGTTTCCTACTCCAAGTTTTGTTCCAGTTACAATTGCTGTTTTCATATTAAACTCCTTTCGTGCCCTTAGTTGGATTCGAACCAACGCTGTATGGATTTTAAGTCCACTGCCTCTACCGCTGGGCTATAAGGGCGTGTCCCCAGTAGGTATCGATCCTACGACCCACAGATTAAAAGTCTGTTGCTCTACCAACTGAGCTATAGGGACTTGTGAGCCCCCCAACAGAATCGAACTGTCAACCTACGCATTACAAGTGCGTTGCTCTACCTATTGAGCTAAGGAGGCTAAGCGATCCATAACGGACTTGAACCGTCGACCTCTACCGTGACAGGGTAGCGCTCTAACCAACTGAGCTAATGGACCACTTGACTAAGAGTTTAAAATCTTAGCCAATGCATTTACTGTAGCAGCAATTCTTCCAATATCTCTTAATTGCTCTACTGTAAATCCTTCTTGCTTTAATGTCTCATAATGTGCTTTTACACAAAAATGACATTTGCCAATAATTGAAGATGCTAATGAGTATGCTTCAAAATTAGCCTTAGTTGTTCCACCGTGTGAAGTTATCGCATTCATTCTTAATTGTGCAGGTAAACCTTTTAGGTTGGCATCATCTGCCATCTCAATATATGGATACCAAACATTATTCTGTGCCATTATAGCACCAGCTGTCATTGCTGCATTTTTTTCTACTCTTTTGCGTACTCTGGCAAAGATTCTTTAAGCTGTTCAACCCAAGACATTATAGAGTTTCTCCTCCAAGAGGTCTATTGCATGCACAAAGTTCTCCAGTTTGAAGAGCATCTAGTACACGAAGTGCCTCATCTGCATTACGACCAACATCAAGATTATTACATGTAACATGCTGAATAACATTGTCTGGATCAATAATAAATGTTGCACGATAAGTAACTCCAGATGAATGGTGTACTCCTAAATCGCTTGCCAATTGATGTGCTGTATCTGCAAAAGACCAAGAATTTGTCTTCTTAAGATCTTCATGTGCGTTACGCCATGCTACCTTACAGAATTCATTATCAACAGATCCAGTCATAAGAACTGCATCACGATCATTAAAATCATTTACTAATGCATCATATGCGACAATCTCAGTTGGGCACACAAAAGTAAAATCTTTTGGATAAAATGCAATTACTTTCCACTTTCCTGGAAAAGAGTCTTGCGTAATTACTTCAAATGAGGAATCGTCATATGACAAAGCCCCAGGCTTAACTCCAGTAACAGCAAAGTTACCAAGTTTTTCTCCTACTGTTTTCATTTTTTCTCCTTATATATAAGTGGGAAATCCCGCTGGACCACCAGGGCTCGAACCTGGGACATCAGAGTTAACAGCTCTGCGCTCTGCCGACTGAGCTATGGTCCAAAAACTAAAATGCGCCCCTGAAAGGAATCGAACCTCTGACGCAGGCCTTAGAAGAGCCTCGCTCTATCCGCTGAGCTACAAGGGCAAACTTATTGATTATAAAAATCATCAGTATCTATTGGTATAGCTCCTCTTTCTTTTGCAATATCGTATCCTTCTTTTGTAAAATGCATAGTTACATTCAAGTTCTCGTCATATTCTACCTCAACAAGACCATCTTTGTAAAGGTCTACTAACGTTTCATCAATATACTCCATATGTGCTTCCCATAATTCTGGAGCCAATTCTTTTGTTGTTTCTTCATTTAATTCAAAAATAGCTTCGCCCTCTTCGTTATAGCCTGCTATTTTTATAGCACCTATCTCAATATAATATTGAATTTGTGCTAACGCTTCTTCGTCATTCATATTTCTCCATTGTGCACCAGGTAGGACTTGAACCTACGACTACCGAATTATGAGTTCGGGGCTCTAACCAACTAAGCTACTGGTGCCTAGTTGAATTATATATTTTAGTTATCCTTTTTGTCAATAGACTTTTCAACAATTTGCTGAACATACTCAGAGAAATGTTTCCTTATATTGCCTGGAGGCCTACTACCAATCTCATTCCATATTCTTTTATACTCTAATATATTGTCAAATGTTGTAGAACATACCTTTATTCCATCATATTCTTTTAATCTAACTGGAAGTGGAACATGTTTACCGCAACACTTGCACTCTTTAGCTTTATCTTGATATATGCTCATAATATTTCCATTCCCTCTAAAGCATCTGATAATTTTCTTGGCATGGCTGATGGAGCCTTAATTAAATTATGAGACTCCTGTACACTTTCTTCTCTACGTTGCCGCCTCATTGAGTCATAAGTATGAATTTCTACTGATCCAAAATCTGGCCTGGTCAAGCTTATGGCATTATATATTGAACCACAAACTGCGTCAGCCAAGTCCTTTGACCCTTTGCGTGGGTGGTCTACCTTATCACGCATAATTCTTAATTCTAATAGCTCATCAACAAGCAGTTTTATATTTGGCCCAGACAATCTTTCTTCTAAAACAACCATTGCCATGTCGTCGTAATGTTTTTTTGCAACAGATAGAGTTTCTGTATTAATTCCGTACTGCTTTAATTGTTGCATCATATCATGCGAATTCCATCTATCAAATGTGCATATTCTAATATTAAATCCCCGTGATCTTAAAGACAATATATAATCTCTAACTTCAGTAAAATCTACAGATTTGTCTATGGTTGGGGTCCAGTATCTAACAACATCCACATCTACTATTGGGGCTGTCTGAGTATAATTATCTGTTACCTTAACATTTACCCATTGATTTATGTGTGCCATTGATACCGCACAGTGGTCATGCTTTTGAGCCAAGTCTACATGTATAAAGTACTCTTTATCCTCTTGTGGGACAAACCACTCCTCAAATCTTCCAAACTGATCTACAGCTGATGGAAACTTGCTAAAAGCCTTTTCTATTTTTTCACGAGACTTAAAGAATGCATCTACAGCTTCTGGAGGCATACATGCAAATCTACCCAAAGCATCTGGCATATTTTTATAAAACTCAACCTTAAAATCTTCAATTTTTTTTGTTGGATTAATTTCCCAAGTTGGTCTTTTTAAAGCATAAACTTTTGGAATCTTGTATGAAATAATGTGATCTTCTTCCCATTCAACAGTTATTTCATTGCCTTCTGTTTGATCTGGCAGGTCCTCATCCATCTTTAATACTTTTGATCTTACGATAGTATCTTTTTCAGCAATTGCAGAATCATAAAATTTTTGTATTGGATCGTTTTTAAAACGTGGGAACGATAGCAAAATAATTTTTCCATAATCTGGAAAACGAGATATTACAGAGCCACGATACATGTCGTATATTGCGTCTGCAGTTTTTGCTTGGTCGTGACCAGTTGTATTCTCTGTTGCGAATCCTGAGATCTCATCAAGGATCACTGCGATAACGTTGTAACCCTCAAACGCTTCACGCTCTGAGTGACCAGAGTATACGTTTACATTTTTGTCAAACCTAATCTCTGAAGCTTTTGGATCGTATTTTCCTATAAACCAGGGGGATCTTTCTATTCTTGTCTTGAACCCTTTAAAGAAAACATTATTTGCTTGTTGTGCGTTAACGGCAATATTAATAATATCAATTGTATCACCTGGAGGCTTTCCGTAGTATGTTGCTGGATCCTTTAAGCACAATAGTAAATATACTATATATGAAACTGATATTGTAGAAGTGTAGTCTTTTCCAGAACCTTTGCCGAGCTGTGCAATTATTTCAGTGCAAGTCTGCTTATATCTTCTTCTGCCTTCTTCTTCACCAAAAAGCTTAATAAGTGTAGACTCTTTATATATTTGAGAACCTTTTTCAATCAATGTATATTGATATTCCGAAAGTGGTGGTAGTCCAAGATAATCTGGGCTAGTCACAAATGTTCTTAGGTCTACTGGTCTTTCGTCAAATTCTTCACCATCAAGTATGTCTATAAGGTCGTTAAAATTTAATTCCACTATATTGACCACCAACCGTCATATCTAGCCTTGCCATCTTCATGCCAAGCCTTGTGCAGTTGATGCTGATATTTCCAATCAGTTTCGTGAGTTTCTTTTCCACACAAAGAACAAATTTCCTCATTCATTTGCTTATAAACATGCTCACAGTACATCTGAATTTTCCTCATGGATTACAACTGGCTCTACGATTCCAGTTATTTGAGATAATCTTTTTGCAACTTCAAGCTTACATTTTGAACATCCAGAGGTTACCTCTTTTAATATCTTTACAAGTATCTCTTGCTTCTTTTCTGTCTCTGCTATTTGAGTTGCTAATTCTGCATTATCAAGAAGACCAACCTCTTGAAGCATTCCAATTCTTTTACCTTCAATGTCTGCAATAAGTTTTAGTGATGTTGCCTTGACACTTAATTGTCCAGACTGATCTGCATCCTCTACTGTTTTCCAGGCCTCTTTGATAAGCATTGCGTAGTGTTGATCAGCTCCAGAGATAGCCTCTTTTGCCCTCTCACGAGCCCCAGAATCGTTTTTAACGACCTGTTTCCACTCATCTATGTACCCTAACACTTCTGCCCTCTTAAAACCCGTTAGGGTGGCAATCTGGGTAGGATTATTTCCCTTAAGTAGCTCTTCAACTACCCTGTTCATGCGATCAAAATGATCAGCTAATTCAATATCCATATTAATATATTATAATCCTAGTTGACTAAAAAATCAAACGGTTTTTTGCTTGGCAATCTAATAGATATAAATCATCACATTGAAATTGACCTGAATCTGGAAATACTGGCTCTAACATTATCTTTTCCTTATCAATCCAAATTGCTCTAAATATCTCTGTATAGTCATAGCAGAGACTCCACACTCTTTACCTATTTCTGTAACTGTTTTCTTTTGAACAACATATCGTCTATACAGCCATTCTTTGCTTTGATACAACTTCACATTGAATTCCAATTAAAGTAATGTTTGTAATCTGAGTAGCCAATAGCAGTTCTATCTACCCACCAATCTTCGTGATAATCTCTCATCACAAGTGCATATCCTAATGAATCTAGAATTTGTCTTTGGGTATCACGCATAGCTATGTTATTTAAAACTAAATTAGCATCATGCTCAAATGTTATAACAGTAAATCTATACTTATTTAATGGGACTGCAATAAGACCATGAAGAGATAGATAAGGGTTACCTACTGGATATCCTTGTTGATCATATCCGCCATCGATGTCAACTTGAAGGTAATCTATTTGTTTAGGAAAATCATTTTCTTCAAAGTATTTAATATAATCAAACTGTGTTGCATCTCCTAAAATGCATGGATTTTTTCTATTTTCTGAGACCTCTTTGTGAAATTCTGGGACAATTTCAAAAGAAACTCCCTTCCAATCAAACTCATTCTCAAGCCTATACGTGTTGCTTCCATTTTTAGAATGAAAAGCACCTAGCTCAACATAATATCCGTTAGTTTTATTATCTAATAAATTTAACACGAATTCTTCTTGATTACTTTTTTCGTTCCAGTCTGGGCTCATCTTTTTGTTAATACCTCGTTTGCGTAGTAAGCAATTCCAAATGAATCTGCTACATCAAAATCTTCTACATTTAAATCATACTTCTTATTAAAATAATCTGCTGTTCTTTGTTTTCTTGCCTCACGTATTTTGTTTTTATACCATGAGTCTGCGTATCCTGGATGCTTTATCCTAATAGACTCTTTCTCTGCTTTTGTTGGGTTCTTATTGCCGATATGTGCCTGCCAAGCACTAGGGGATATAGTAATAACGGAAGCGCCAGTAGACATAAGTTCAGCAATAACAACACCGTAGACATATGATAATTTTATCACAGCATCAGGGGATCTGACAAGTATCGCTCCTTCTACAGCTATATAGTCTGACTTTAATTCATCAAGCATTGCAGATGTCTTTACTTTAGCATCATATATTTTTTCATATATATCATTGCCCTTTAAATTTATCTTACCCCATTTTATTGGGATATTATTTTCTAAAAGACAAAATGCAATAGAATTTGTAGATGCATCTATGCCTAAAACTCTATTTGCTTTAGTCTTAACTAAACTAGCCAATGTCATTTAGCATCTCAATTATCTTAGATCTATTTTTAATTAGAGAATTCTTTTCACATTTTGAACATATTTTTTGATCATTATATCTACTCAATTGTGAATTACATTTTTGGCAAAGCCTTTTTGATCCCGACCTGATTGCCTTTTTCTCATAATACTTTTCCATAATTTTTTTGTTTGTTGCAACTCTGCAACACTCATCTGAATGATATTTTTGATTATGAGTCTTTGGTTCAAAATCAATACCGCATTCTTTATTGGCACAAATCATAATTTAGGTGGATCGAATGGTTCTATTTGAACTGTTCCGACTTCTCCGCTCCAGCAATCTTTTTTAACCTTGCAAGACTTGCAAGATGGACTAGATTTAACAAATGGTCTCATTGGAAGTCCACCATCTTTAAAATTATCGTAGACTTCGCACATCCATGTGAACATTCCTTCAATTATCTTTTTGTTTCTTTCATTCATTTGAACTGGAATAATTAGTATCTCTTGAGTATTTTTATTCTCATACAAAAAGAAACCTTCTTTTACATTTCTAATCTTCATGTAAGTTAAAATTTGAAGAAGGTGATTTGGTGATGGAGACATTTTTGATTTATATGTATCCCAAGACTCCTGTTTTGCAGTTTTAATCTCTCCAATAACATCTTCATTATTCCAGTCAATAATTACATCTAGGAATCCTCTGATAGGAGGGTATTCGTTTGTTACCTCTAGCTCCTGATGCTTCAATATACCCATCTTATCTATTATATTTTGAATTCTTTCATGAGCCTGGGTTCCTTGAGCCATATTAGCTACCGCCACAGATGTATTGTTATCGATAAAAAATGCACCGCTAAATGCCATGTACCAGTATCTAGGGCAGTTTCCAGACCCGTATCCTAGGGAGCTTGGACTGAATGAATGTTTTGTGTCTTGTTTATCTGGCCTTTTTGTAGACTGATACGCATCCTCTAACATTTTTGCAAAAGAATCTGGATCAAAATTACCAGTTACCTTTTTAAACTTTAAATTACTTACTATCTCTTTAGCCATTATATCTCACCACATACTTCAAAGCATCTACCAATTTATCTATCGACTCCTTGGCTGAATAATAAATATTCTTTTTATTATTATTTGTTGTCCCCGCTTTATCCTTAGCAATAGTTGAATACACCGAAGCCATCATAGAAAACTTAGTTGACATCGCCTGCAATTCAATAATAAGCATAGGTGCTTTAGCTGCTGGCACATCTGGATTCATTAACAATTTTACCACAATTGCCAACGCTTTATCCAATTGATCATCTTTCATATATTCATGAAGATCGTTAAACTCAGTTATTTTACTGATAAGCTCCAGTGTATTCAACTCGCTCATGTCAACCTACAACAAACTTTGTGACAAGGGCATAGCCAAACCATAGTCCAACAATACCCATTAGTCCAGCAAACATTGGTGGTGCTGGAATTGGCAACTTAAATGCACTGAAAATACCGCCAACCAAAGTGCCAACTAAAGTAGTAAGTAGTATTTCTTTCATTAGAATGGAACCTCTGCCTCATCAAACATCCTATCTGATGATTTTTCTTTAAACATATTATATGTGGTCAATGCAACGCTATCTGCACGTACCTCAAAGGAACTTCTTTCAGTTCCAGTTTTATCAGTCCATCGATCTTCATAAATAACTCCAGAAATGACAAGCTCTTGACCTTTCTTTATATTATTTCGTGTCTGATCTGCAAGTCTTCCCCATACTTTGACAGTCCACCATGAGGTTGCTGCGTCTTCATACTTACCAGTCTCTTCATTTTTTCGACGATCATTTGTTACAACTCTAAGTCGTAAACCATTATCACCAATCGAAACTGGATCTTGACCAAGTCTTCCTATTAATACAATATTAGGATTTGGCATTATTACTCTCTTCCCAGGCCCTAACCAATTCTTCTAGAACAGCCCATTCGATAATAGCGAGTCTCACTTTTGAGTCCTCCCCAATAATTACCTTTAAAGCAGGATACATATTCCTATTTACTTTAAAGGTATCTGTACA